TATTATGAAAGCGGTTGAAAAATATTACGAGGGGAATAAAAACGTAAGTGTTGATGTAAGCCCATTACCTAGAAAATATTATAGATTTGGTAAAAGCGTAGTGGGATTTGTACACGATATGCCCGTAAAAAAATGCCTGGAAATTATGTCGGTGGAAGCAAAAGAATATTGGACGGAGTGCAATAAATTTTTCTGGATGATGGGACATTTGCATACTGGAATGGAATATCAAAAAGAAGGATTGTTGGAAATTTATAGACTACCTACCATTTCTGGAAATAGTAGATGGAGTAATAATTCGTCTTATATACAAACTGAAAAAAAGAATCAATGTTTTTTGTTTGATGAGGAAAATGGAATCGTAGACATATATAACATTTATGTCTAGAAAGTTTACGAATAAAAAACCTATTTTATGGAGGTAATCCTTTGTATACTGGAATAAAAGAAGTTGAATTTACTGATGAAGAGCTGTCTGAATTTTATAAAGGAACTTTAAAAGTAGATGCATTAACCAATCAATATTTATTAATCAAAAGAAACGGTGAAATCGTTGATAAGTATAAATATGATGGTAGTAAATTTAATAAAGTAAAATATAAAGTGTTAGAAAGTCAGATGCTTTCAAAGATAAAGCCAAGAAATATAAAACAAGAATTATTTTTGGATTTATTAGATTCTGATATTCCGGTAAAATGCGTTATAGGGGTAGCTGGCAGTGGCAAAAGTATGTTGTCAACCGCTTATGCATTACAAGAATTAGATAAAGGAAAATATAAAAAATTAGTAGTTATCAGAAATAATGTTTCCGTTTCCGGCATCGAAGAAATTGGGGCAATTCCCGGTGATACACTGGACAAATTAAGGCCGTACTTGGCGTTTATTGGTGATATTATTTCTGATTACGGAATGGAAATGTTACTAAATCAGAACAAAATAGAAATGGTTTATCTTGGAACAATTCGCGGAAGAAGTTTATCAGATAGCATTGTTTTTGTTTCAGAGGCGCAAAATCTCACGACACAATTAATTCGGACAATCATTACCAGAATTGGTGAAAATTCTATTATAATTTTTGATGCGGATTTAGATCAAATAGATAAAAGAACATTCGAAAAAGATAATGGTATTGTGAGTATGGCTGATTGTCTGAAGGGAAATAAGTTGTTTGGAATGTGCGAATTTGATGTAGTAGAAAGATCTGAGGTTGCGAAATTAGCAAGTTTGATTAAATAAAAAATTTAAAGTATAAAGGGATATAAAGAGGATGTGATTAATTTCATGTCCTCTTTATTATAGAGGTGATAAATGCCTAGAACAAAAAGGATAGCAAAATACATTTCTTCTACAGGTGTTGCTATTACAACATGTTATTGTAGAAAATGTATGCAAATGAAAAAACCAGAAGATTTTTTTGAGACAACCGATTATTTTCTGGATTCGAATGGTAGATTGTCTATATGTAAAGATTGTTGCAATGACATGTACGAAAAGTTCATGGAAACAGAAGGAACTTATGAAAGAACAATCATGAAAATGTGTAGAATTTTGAATGTAAAATTCGACACCAACGCTGTTGCATATGCTAAAAAACAAGTTATAGAAAAAGATTATAAAGATAGTTTTGGAAATTACAAAAGATTTTTAACGACAGGAAAATCAAAATTCGCCACTAGAGACCAAGATCTTACCTATGTTGAACCTTCTTATGAAGCAAAAGAAAAAATAAATAACTCCGTGGATATTGTTGATAGGAAATATCTTGAAGGTGTTTGGGGTAAAGGACTAAGTAAACAAGATTATGATTTTTTGGAAGAAGAATATAATCGGTGGGCTGGCCCAATCGGAAACGTAACACATGGCGAAGAGGTATTAATTAGAGATATCTGTTCTCTTCAGTGCAGAATTAGAAAAGCTATAGCAGAAGGGAATTTTAAGTTAGTAGATACGTTAATAGAAAGTAGACAAAAAATTATGAAAGATGGCGCATTAACTCCTGCTTTACAAAGTGCCGCCAATAATGGAAAAAATGTGGATACATTCGGTGCGTGGTTGAAAGACATTGAAACAATGATGCCCGCAGAATGGTATAAGGATAAAGAAAAGTTTCGTGATATGGATGGAGTAGAACCAGATATTGCTGATATTAAAAGAGGTATTAAGAATTTTGTTACCGAATCCAGAGATTTTAATTCTGTCGAATTAGAGAAAATTGATGGATTGGAAGAAGAGGATTAAATGCCTGGTTATAAAAATTTTAAAAATGATTACAGAAGAAGAGCAGAGCAAGACAATGTTTTTGTAAATCCTAAGTCCACAAACGAAAGTAAAATCAGCGAAGAAAGAAGAAACAGGCTCATAGCCTGGTGTACTTTCTATCGAAGAAATATTCAAATATTTGTAAAACATTATTTTGGTATAAAACTATATCCATATCAGGCTTTTTGGCTATATTGGATGAGTCAGAGCGATAGTTTTGTTGCTATCTGCTCTCGTGCTTCTGCAAAGACTTGGCTTTTGGCAGTTTTTGCATGTGCAAGAGCAGTTCTTTATCCTAACAGCGAAATAGTGGTAGTAAGTAGCACCAAATCTCAAGCAGGTCTTATTGTTGATAAAATTAAAATGATGAGGGGTGATCATCCTAATTTAGCAAGAGAGATTAGTAATATTGTTACCAACTTAAATTTAAGACAAGTAGAATTTCATAATGGAAGTATTATTAAAGTAGTGGCAAGTCGTGAGTCTTCGAGAGGTAATGCGTGTGTATGTATGTTGTAGTTTTGCACAATTAAATCTTTTATGGAGGAAAGTGCGTTTATGTCAGAAAAAATGTGGGAAGAAAAAGAAATTGAGTTCTTGAAAGAAAATTATTTAAATATGTCTTATCCTGATATTGGGAAAATATTAGACAGATCAAGATCCTCTGTTCAGAATAAATGTCATAAATCTGGATTGAAAAAGCCAGACAAATATTCTTATAATAAAGATTATTTTGAAATAATTGATACGGAAGAAAAGTCTTATTGGCTCGGATTTATATATGCAGACGGATATGTATGCAATGATTATGAATCTAGCATAGAGCTTCAAGATGGAGATAGCGGTCATTTAGAGAAATTAAATAGAGCTATTTCCGGGGATTTTACTATAAAACATTTTAATAAAAAAGTGAATAATAAAGAACACAAAATGTGTTCTATCAGGATTTATTCTAAAAAAATAAATCATGATTTAAAGAAACACGGTGTATTTTTGAATAAAACACATATTATAGAATTCCCAAACATTAGAGAAGATTTAATAAGACACTTCATAAGAGGATATTTTGATGGAAATGGAAGCATATTTTCTTACAAAAGAACCAAAGACGTTTCTTATTTGAGATGTAAGATTACTATGGGATCGGAAGTTTTTGCACATCAATTAAAAGATATATTTGAAAGAATGGAATTATCCGTATATCTTATAAGCGGGCAAAATGTTTTTGATGTTGGAATTAGTAATTTACATTCAACAAAAAAATTTTTAGAGTATATATACTCCGATTGTTCTATCTTTTTAGATAGAAAAATGAATAAATACAATACACACAAGCATCTTTTACAATATTCTTATAAAGGATGGAATAAAAGATACGATTAAGTTGCCCGGTTTTACAGAAATGTAAAATTTGTAACGAGCAAAAACGGTGAAAACTGTGATGTCAACACCGTGCTAATTTCAAAGATATCGAAAGGCTTTGAAACAGTGTAACGCATACAGGATGAATAAATATAATTCCTGCAAGAGTGCTCGTATTCTTTAACGAGAATAAAATATATGCTGAACTTACAAGAATAAGAATTGTAAGAATATAAAGATAAAAAACTTTATAGATAACAAAATTGATACGAAGTACATTCACGATTTATGAAGAATTTCGATTAATTGATAAAGAAATGGTTGATTCGGTAATTAGACCATTTGCTTATATTCGTCAGGCTCCATATTTAAAAGATCCAGAATATTCGGATTGTATTGAGGAAGCTAAAGAAGTTTTTATTAGTTCTGCATATCATAAAGGATTGTGGTGGTATGAAGAAACTAGAAAGACGATTAAGGCGTTATTAGCGGGGGATAATTCCGGTTTTATTGCTATGGATTTTGCAGTAGCTATTCGGCACAATATTAAAACTGTACGACAAATTAAGAACGAAATTTCTAAAATGGATTCAATCACCGCACAGGAGGAATACTACAACATCCCTTGGGGCGAAAGTGCAAGTGCTTATTTTAAGTTGAAAATGTTCTCTAAAATGAGAACAATCAAGCAAGCATATTATCCTCAAAGAATAGAAAATTATAATCCTAAAAAAAATCCTTACGCGGGGCAAAAGGTTGAAGGCGAAATTAATATAATCTCTTGTGATGTCTCGCAGAGGGGCGGAAAACAAAATGACCTTTCTGTTAGTAGTCTGTTGAGATTATTGCCAACACATAAAGGATATTTTATAGAAGTCCTATATCAGGAATCTTTTTCTGGTGTCGATTCTATTTCTCAATGTTTGAGAATAAAACAACTGTTCCATGATTTTGATGCGGACATTATTGTTCTTGATGTTGGCGCTGGTGGTGGTGGTTTGCCAATGTACGATCAACTTGGTCAGATTACTAAAGATCCAGAAAGAGGAATAGAATATCCTGCTATGACTATTTTGCAGGATAGCAGTATAGATCAGACTGTTTTTGAAGAGTTATCTAAAAGAACATTGGGATTAAATGCAGAGAGAAGAATTTACCCAATTTCTGCAAATGCCAGATCGAACTCTGTAATGGCTGTAGAAATGAGAGATAAATTGCAGAGAAAGATGATTGAATTTCTTTGTGATGAATCAACCGCCGAAGAATATCTTTTGAAATCAACTTATAAAAAAGAATTTATGGATAAAGATGATCCTTCTGCTCACGCATGGTTTTTAGCTCCTTATGTTCAAGCAAGTTTGACAATTAATGAGTGTATTAATTTGTCCATGAGTATGCTTTCTGGAAATATTAAATTGACAGAACCGCCTGGAGGTAGAAAAGATAGATTTAGTAGTTTATTATACGGCATCCATTATACAGCACTTTTAGATCAAGATTTACTAAAAGAA